AGGCCGCCGAATCAGGCGTTGACACATTTAGAACACTTTCATCAAGTGGTGCTTCGTTTAACAATGATATTTTAGAAATGAAGAACAGTGCTGCTCAGTCAAGACTAACACTTGACGAGTTTGCTGGAATTGTATCTAGCAATACCGCAGGATTTGCAGCATTTGGCGGAACAGTTACTAAAGGTGCTCAAGTATTTACGGCAGCAAGTAAAGATATGTTTGACGAAGGACTTGCTAATCCATTATTGAATATGGGTATGACGTTTCAAGAAGTTAACGAAGACCTTGCTGAATACATTATAAGAAACAGACGTAGATATACAGAAGCAGAAATTCGCGATGGTACAGCAGCTAAAAATTTAGTTGCAATGAGTACTGAAATGGACAAGATTGCAAAACTTACAGGCCAGAACCGCAAGGAGATGGAAAAAGAAGTTAATGACCGTATGCGTAAAGGTCAAGTTGAAGCAAAAATACGTCAGTTAGAAGCAAGCGGTAATAAAGAAGCTGCTGACAAAATGAAACTAGCACTTGCTGAAGCTGCTAAAGCAGGACCGGGCGCACTTGCCGCAGTTGAAGATTTGTTTACTAAAGGTGCCGTTGTATCAGAAGAAGGTAGACAAGCAGCAGTTGCATTAGGACCTGCATTCCAAGACTTAACTAATATGGTTAATACTGCCAAAGGCCCGGGTGGCATTGACGGTATGCGATCTAGTATTACTAACTTCAATTCAGCTATTGCAGCACGTATTAATGATCCTAACTTCTTACAAATTGCAACACTAGGCGGTATGGGCAACGCTACAGCAGATGCTGCCGCAGCAATGGTGTCTAGTGCAGGTACATACGCAGACAACGTTACTGCTTTGATGAAAAAAGAAGGAATAACAAGAGAAGCAGCAATATTAAAACTTGATCAACTAGCAAAAGACGAACAAAAAACTCGTGATCCTACTACACAAACAGTTATTCAAGGCGAACGTGCTTTAAAAGATTTAGGTGCAATTATTAATGATGAATTAATTGGCGATAAAGGTGCATTAAAACAATTTGCTAACAACTTAAAACCAGCAGCAGAAGCATTAGAAGGTTTAAAACGTGTTGATATGGAAGCGCCGTTTAAGTTAATGCAAGATTTAGTAGGTAACGGACAAGCTCCACCTTCAACTAATGATCCAGCTAACAGTACTGTTTCAAAAGAACAACAGGATTTATTATTAAAAACATTAGACAGTATTAAGACTAGCAACGGAGGAAGTAGAGAAGCATCTATTGCATTAACTAATGCAGTTACAGCACTAGGTGATACTGATGTAATGTTAGGAGTTGCTCAAAGTATTAAAAATCAAGCCGAAGCACAAGGCATAACCTTTGAAGAAATGGTTAAAAAATTAACCGACAATGCAAATGATGTTCAAAATATTAAACAACTTGTTACTGATGTAGCTAAAGCAAAAGGCCTTGATGAAAGAACATCAAAAGCTATGGGAATGTTAGCAGCAGAAAGCGGAATACAAGGACAAAGCCTAAAAGATGCGTTAGCAAATGGAGAAATGATTGTAAACCAACTTACTGTAACTGGAAATCTTAATGTTCCACCAAAAGCAAAAGGCGGTCCTGTTAATGCAAATAGTTTATATATGGTTGGTGAAAAAGGACCAGAGTTGTTTTCTTCTAAAGAAGCAGGAAATATTATAAACAATGATGAGTTTTATCAATTACTTGCAAAATTAGGTACAGCAGCAAAAACAGCATCTAAAGGTAATGGCCAAATTGGTCAAATGATGGGTAGCATTCAATCAAACATTAGTGGCGCAATGAAAGGCATTAAAGCTGATCAAGGTCCGCAACAAATGCAACAAATGTTTGGAGGATTAGCAGCAAACTTAGAAAAGATGGGCACGGATTTTAAACAAAGCATAGAAAGCAGTGGTATTCAGAACCAAATGAAAGATATGGCAGAACAGTTAAATAACAGTATGGCGCCAGTAGTAGGTGAATTGATGAAGGGTAATAAAGTTGCTTCTAAGCAGTTAAAGAAAACAGCAGGCTTAGCAGGTAACTTGTTTAAAGGATTTGGATAATGAGTTGGAAAAAATATTTTACACCTGTACAAACAGGTGATAACATTTCAGGAAGCTATGGTCCGCTAGGTGGTCCTCGTGGAGGTTCACAGCCAGGTCCAGCACGGTCCAACTATTCAAGCTACTTGCCAGATGTGTACGTAGGTTCACCTAACCGTGTTGATCGTTATGGTCATTACAATACAATGGATATGGACAGTGAAGTTAACGCTGCACTAGATATTCTTGCAGAATTTTGTACACAAAAGAATGAAACTAACGGCACCAACTTTGCATTTAATTTTAACAAAGGTGCAACAAATACTGAAGTTAAGGTACTAGGACAATACTTAAAACAGTGGAATAAACTTCAAAACTTTGAAACACGTATGTTCCGCATTTTACGCAATACATTTAAGTATGGCGACCAATTCTTTTTACGTGATCCAGAAACTAAAAAACTATTTCATATTGATCCAGCAAACGTTTCACGTATTATTGTAAACGAAAGTGAAGGCAAAAAGCCAGAGCAATACATTATTAAAAATGTAAACTTTAACTTTAAGGATATGGTAGCTACTACTCCTCATATGACTAATGGTAATATTACTAATCCACACGGTGGACAGTATCAGCCAACAGGCGGCTCAAGAGGAATGGTAGGAACAAGTGCATCATCAGGTGCAGGTTCGAGATTTAGTTTAGAAGATGGCGAAGTTGCAATTGATGCAGAACACGTAGTACATCTAAGTTTATCAGAGGGCTTAGACAACAATTTCCCATTTGGTAACAGTCTACTAGAAACAATTTTTAAAGTTTATAAACAAAAAGAATTGCTTGAAGATGCGATTATCATTTATCGTGTTCAAAGAGCTCCAGAAAGAAGAGTATTCTACGTTGATGTGGGCAATATGCCAACTCACCTTGCTATGCAGTTTGTTGAGCGTGTTAAAACGGAAATACATCAAAGACGTATCCCATCCGCGACAGGTGGCGGTCAGAATGTCATAGACTCTAGTTATAATCCACTGTCAATCAACGAAGATTACTTCTTCCCACAAACTGCTGAAGGCCGCGGCTCAAAAGTGGAAACATTACCAGGTGGTACTAATCTTGGAGAGATTGATGACCTTAGATATTTTACTAATAAGCTCGTACGTGGCTTACGAATCCCTAGCAGCTACTTACCCACAGGCGGCGATGATGCAACTAGTTCATATAATGACGGACGAGTAGGTACAGCGTTTATTCAAGAGCTACGTTTTAATACTTACTGCGAAAGACTACAAGGCTTACTAATTGAAGAACTTAATCAAGAATTTAAACGTTATCTTCTTGAGAAAGGTATTAACATTGATACAAATATGTTTGATCTTTCATTTGAGCCTCCACAAAACTTTGCAGCGTATAGACAATCAGAACTAGACAATGCTCGTGTACCGACATTTACACAAATGAGTGCTATTCCTTATGTTTCAAATAGATTTGCTCTAAGTAGATTCTTAGGTCTAAGTGCAGAAGAAATTGCAGAAAACGAAAGACTATGGCGTGAAGAAAATGATGAGAACATTGAACCTAATGCAGCAGATGCCGCAGCAGAAATGCGCGGAGCAGGTATTAGTTCAGCAGGAATGGGCTCAGACTTGGCAGGTGCAGAAGATGAACTAGCTGGAGGCGAAGCACCAACTGACGGCGGCGATGCAGCAGCACCAGATACAGCAACAGCAGATACTAGCGGAGCAGCAGGCGCAGCACCTACCGAACAAGTAATATAAGATAAATAATAATATGATACTACGTGAACTTTTTTATTACGACAAAGAAACACTTCTACCTGTAGAAGATGATCGCTATGATCCTACATACGATGACAGCGTAGTCAATCTTGATGATAAACGTAAGACTAGATTAACACTTCGTCAAATCAATCGTGCAAGAAAATCATCTGAATTACACAACAGAGAAAAAGCAAACGAATTAGACTTTGTTAGACAGATGTATGGTATTGCAGCGCAAGCGGAAGCTGCCGGCGGCGCAATTTAATTTTAGCATTAAAACAAGTGAATAAATATCACTGTTATGCCAAAGATTGATAAGAGTTTATACACAAAAAAACAAATCCAAGCATTATTAGCAGAACGTAGACGGCAAAAAGCTGCTGAAGAATTCAACACGACTATTACAAAACCTAACGAACATACTGGAAAAGAGTATGGATTTGTGTTAGGAAATGGTACAAGTCGCAAAGGTATTGATCCAGAAAAACTAAGAGAATTTGGTAAAATTTACGCCTGTAATGCAATATATAGAGAGTTTGATCCTGACTATCTAATAGCAGTTGATGTTAAAATGATACTAGAAATTGCTAAGAAAAACTATCAACTATCTAATAAAAATGTTTGGACAAATCAAAATAAAACATATAAAAATATAGAAGGATTAAACTTTTTTAAACCTAGCAAAGGTTGGAGCAGTGGACCTACTGCATTACACTTAGCTACACAACATTATTATAAGAAAATTTTTATTTTAGGATTTGATTACCAAGGTCTAGATCAAGGTGATAGAAAGGTAGTTAACAACGTTTATGCAGGTACTCCTAACTATAAAAAGACAACAGATACTGCAACTTATTACGGTAATTGGCTTAAACAAACGTGTACTATATTAAAAGAAAACCCACAAATTATGTTTTATAGGGTAATATTACCTGATAATTTTATTCCCGGAGAACTAAATAAATTTAGTAATTTGAAGCACATCTATGTTGAAGATTTCCAGAAAATGTTCAATCTTTAAGTGTATCTCCGCAAAATGGCTTAAAAATCGCCTATATCTACGCATATTTTCTTCCCTATACTAAATAATAGTGACAGCCTTACCATAGGTATAACTTTTATAGGAGAACAAAAATGGCAGACCTTAACAAATTTGAAGAAATGCTTGAGCGCCTAGTCAATGAAGACAAGGAAGGTGCTGAAGAGCTTTTCCACGAAATCGTGGTAGAAAAATCACGTGAAATTTATGAATCACTACTTGAAGATGAAGAAGTAGATGAAGCATCAGATGAAGAAGTAGATGAAGCATCAGATGAAGAAGTTGACGAGTCAGATGACGAAGATCTAGACGAGTCAGATGACGAAGATGACGACGAAGAAGTCGACGAAGGATTTGATTTAGACGAATTTGAAGTTGAAGCTGACGACGAGCCAATGGATCCAATGATGGGCGGTGACGCTGATGATATGGATATGGGTATGGACGACGAAGGTGAAGACGATATGGGCGGCGAAGGCGATATGGAAGATCGCGTTGAAGACCTAG